GAAGTCTCTTATGAAACCAGTCTGGTTATTAAATTGATCTACAAGAGCCTGAGTATCATTTATAGCTGTATTAAGGATAGCACCTACACCGTATCCGTTAAAACTGGTATCTACTACACCTAATTGAGCATTAAGGACATCAGTCATAGACTGATCTAAAGCTAAGTCTATGGCTATGGTATCTGAGATAAAACCAAAAGTCTTGATATCCTTTTCAATGAACTCTATGTCTATAGTAACATAGTCTTGAGTATCATCATGGTATATCTGCATCCCTCTGATATAGCCGTCTATTTCCCCATATTTCGGATGGATGAGTATATGAGATACAGAATTATTGGACATTTTATCTATAAAAATTACACTATTGGCATATGTAGGAGATATATAGTCTGAGTTCTGTACCTCACTACCAAACCAATAAGTCCTAAATTTAACTTCATGAGGATGTCTACCAAGTTGATCTAATATAGCTCCATCAGTCTGTACGAACTCGTGAGAGGCTATAGACATGGACTCAGTATCAGATATATCTAATAAGTTTAGTAGATAGAAATTACTATCTGCAGTACCTAAACCATCACTTATTCGAGCTTCAAAGAGTTGAGACATTATTAAGATCCTGACTGAGTAGTCTTGTTAGTAGGCATACCTTGTTTACCTTTTTTTCCAACTGAAGTTACAGTATGTACAGATCCGTCTTTATTTACTGTAATATTATTATGGACTTCAATTTTAGGTTCTTCTTCTTTAGGCTTATTTAAACCATTTAGAACACTTGAAGGGGACATAGGGTTTTGGTTAGCTAATAAAGCATTTACTGGGGAGTTTGTATCTTTACTACTTTCACCAGCACCGAATACTTCACCTGCCTTTACCGATGCTTGCCAATCTGCTTTATGCTGACCTGTTATATTGCCCCACATATCAAATATCTCTTTAATTTTATCTGAAGGGAATGCCAGAACTGCTTTCGTTAGAGCTCCTAAAGCTTCTCCAAATAATTTAAAAGCATCTCCAAGACCCTCTAATTGTTCTGGGGTCAAAGTAGATAAGCTATTTGATATAGCATCAAGCATAGGGGCTATAGACTTATCTGATAAAGATAAAAATACAGAATTAAGTCTATTCATTGCTGATCCAAAATCCTTAGACTTCTCATTAGCTTTATCCATAAAATTGTCATTGGCTTTAGCTTCTTTTTCAGCTGCAGTAAACTTATCTATACCGTTTATAAGGGGTTCCAAAGCATTATAGTTACCACCAAAAAGAGTTTTAAACGCAGCTTCTGGGTTAACTCCTAATAGTTTAGCTTTAGATACTACAGCCTGTATAGCATCAGTTAAAGTATAGCCTTGTTTAAGTCCAAGTTCTTGTATATATCTTTTATTCTTACCTGAGTGAAGAGTCTTATAAGCTTTGGCTACTGCGTCTGGAGCACCGCTAAACTCACCCTCCATTAAAACTCTACCTATATCTTTTATAGACCCTTCTTTAGCCATCAGTTGGGCTTCCAGGAGAAGTTTGTGACTGTCTGGAAGGAACTGCTTAAGATGCATACGCGATCCTGTAGCATCTCCAAAGTCACCTAATCTTTTAACAAGAGCCTCAAAAGCCTCTCCAGTTAAACCTGTTTCCATCTGAAGTTGACCTAAACTCTTACCTGTTTCTTCTGCTGACATTCCTGACGCTTGAGATACCTTAGCAAAAAAGCTTAATTCAGACCTAACAAAACTCATATTTGCACCAGTAGTTTGGGCTGCTTTAGACATTTCTATAAGACCATCAGTAGATACTCCTGTTTTTATACCAGTATCTAATATTTGTTCTTTAAAACCTAACATATCTGCTGTAGTCATGTGGGCCTGGTTAGCCACTTCTCTTACCTTATCTTCAAACTCACCTACTTTTTTAATAGTCTCATATATAGCAGCTCCAGCTACAGCACCCCCTAAAAAACTAAAATTACCTTGAAATAAATTCTTAGCAGACTTACCTACACTATCAAATGACCTTTTAAGGTTATTAGTAAAAGCTATAGTTCTTTTTTCAGCAGATGTTATTTTACTGTTGTAGTCAGTTATATCTGCTTTTAATTTTGCTGTTATATCTCGTTCAGCCATTATAGGTCCTTATTAGGTCTCTTAACTGGTATACGGTTGTGGTCTTGTGTAGAAGCGGTCTTTATAGCGTCTTCAAGAGCTAATAAGACTAACCATTGTCCTGTGGTAAGGTCACAGGCTGGCTTGCCAAAGTAATGATAAGCTTTTTCAGAGTGGCTGTACTGCCACTGTAGCCATTTATCTGAAGTGGCTTTTTTTTTAAGTCCGATACTAACTTATCAAATTCATCATTTGAAAGTATATCAGGTGTGGGATTGCAGTCTTTTTCAAAGGTAACATATTCATCTATAATATATTCTTTTACAGACTTAGATAAAGCAGATCTAAATTCAGTTATATTTTTAGCGATAGGTTCATCTAAGTTTTCTGGATCTCTAAGAGACATAAATAGGATTTGAGTGGCTTTCTCTGAGTCATATTCATTAGCTGAAACCATATTTATGTCTATTTTTTCAGCCTTGAAAAGTCTTTCAGTATTAAATGTAGCCTGTTGTAAATCCTTTTGACTTAATATCCTTAAAGCTACCTTTTGAGTAGATCCAGGGATATCTATAAGCTTAACATTATCTGTACCAAGTTTTAATTTCTGAAGTAGGTCTGACATTTTTAGCTCCTGTATTTCTATTTGGGATAGTCATTAGACTAAACGCTTTTTAATTACTTTTAAATTAAATAGGGATAGACTATATGTTTTATAATCTATCCCTATTAGGATATATCTCACTATCTGTAATAGGGATATTATATACTAAGCAGTAGCTCCTGTATTACCGTTACGAGTCTCCGCCATAAACATTATTGTGCGTATTAATTCACTCTCACCATCTATTTTACTATCACCAACGTCTATACAATGTACTCCACCAAAACGTATCTGTTCTGTACCACCGTCAAAGTCTACAACACAAGTACCGCCCTCAACTTGATCAAAATTGAACTCAGCTTTATCTTTCGGTACTACATATTCTAAGTCAAAAGAATATCTCTGAGTTAAATCAGCAGAACCTGTTTTGTACATAAGATTAACGCTTTTCCTGATAGTTCTCTGTTTCTCTGTAAATGCTTTAAAATCAGCGATATCCGTACCATTAATGGACAGTAAACACCTTGTTACATATAAGCTCATTGGTTACTCCTTATAATTTGAAGAGAGATAGACTTTTTATGCTATCTCTCTATTTTAAATATCTTATTACATACCAAGTATCAAATTAAACACAAGGGCTATAACATGCAAACCTGACACGATATTAGACGGAATATTTACATCTACTCTTGTGACATCACTTAGGTCTTGTTCTACTATTACACCAGACTCATACTGAGCTACATTCTGAACGATTTGAGCAGCTTGGAGGACATAGAGTACATCTAAAACTTCTGCTCTGATCAATGAGATCGTGCGAGCGTTAAGCTTGGATCTCTGGAATACATTAGTTAAACGAGTCCTGACCTGTGTCCTAACATAGTCTAATGTACGGATAGTATTAATGTCCAGAAGAGTAGGGTCTGGGATCCCAGATGAGTTCGTAGTATAGGTACTAACTGCTCTTACTATAGCCATATCCTCACCAGGGACAACTGCAATCGGCGTTACGCCGCTGTGTAGCAAAGAGTCCTTTTGAGTAAATGTGAACCTATCAGCTACCGAAGGAGTAGCTACAGAGGACACAACCAAACCATCGTAAGGGACCGCAGGATCTGACTGACTGGCAAGCATAGCAGCATAAGCAGCAGCGACTTTAAATGGCTCTGTCTTAGCTATATTATCTGTAGGAGAGGCTACATAAGCACCTGTCATACGACCATCGTTTAGTGTAGTCCCACAAAGGGTCTCTACATTAGCTAATGTCCCTATCTTATCAGTGTAACCAAATACTCCAATAGCACCTCTTTGTTCTGTAGGTCCACTAACGAACTCTACCATAGACTTAAGAGATCCTAAGTTGGTAGCATCTGAAAGGGTCGAGATATATATAGTATATCCACCAGCCACTACTGAATTAAGAGCAGTACCTGGAGTAGCATAATTACCTAATACGGGATCCGTAGCTCCACCAGACATAGCAGCTGAAGTAAAAGTAACTCCAGGGCACTACAGGTAAAAGTTATTGGGATAGTATTCCCGAGTGTACCTGCATTACGAGCAGTAAACTCAACCTCTGAACTGGACTGATAGATAGTTACAGGTAATAAGTTTGAAACATTGGTAAGAGCTGTAGTAATAGCTGTGGCTACATCTAATGGATACATACCTGTAGTTATACCAAAACTAACTGTAACATCACCTATATTTACAACCATAGTACCTGGACCGGTTGCACTGGTCTGTGGGAAAATATTGCCTTGAGCAGCATTAGATCCAAGTGCATCTGCTATCCCTACGATAGATAAATTAATGTTAGGGTTAGCAAGTAATGCAGCTCTGGCTGCGAGATGGGCTATAGACCCTTGACCGAAGTAAAGAGCAGCATCTGCGTCACTAAACACCTTAGTAGGGACATTGGCAGCTACTGTAGCTCCAGATGTCATCTGAGCTAATAGTAATAGACTATCTTGTAGAGGAGTTAGACCTCTAAGTGCGTTCTGGACGTTTTCCTGCCCATACACACCAGGGACATAAGTTGAAGGGATAGAACTTGTATTTACGTTTAGACTTGACATATTTTATGACTCCTTATTATTAACTCAGTTAACTCAATTAACTCAGGATAATTAGATCTGATCCTTGCGGAGGCTGAGCTCCTGTACAACCTGACTCTAAATTATATTTCGCTAATATAGACTCTAAGGCTACACTATTAGGATATTGATCTTCTTTAGTTACATTCCAACTGGTCCAGAATTTTAATTCGTATATTTGATATCCAGCTTTAGCTAATTTAGCAGGGGTTATATTAGAGAACCCCATCGGGAATAAAGGGTTTTCTAATGGTAGTCCAAAGTCTTGTATAATTAGATAATTAGATATAGACTCTAATAGATCATATACTTGTGCTTTCCTCTGTCCTGTAGCCTGTATCC